CAGGCCCTTCATGCCATCGGCCACGACCTGAAGCCGCTGCGTCGCCGCAGCGGTGATGTAGTTCACGGACATTGGCAGGCTCCTAGTGAGGTAGGCGACCGGTCAGGGCGACCGTTGTGCGAAGAGATCCGGCTAGACTGACCGCCGCAGGCAATCGGCCGGGAGCGGTGACAGGGCCGGGCAGATGGCCTGGTAGGATCGCGTCAGGAAAGGCGTAGAGCCGCACGGAGGCGCGGGCGGTGTCAGGTGCCTCCGATGCGGCCAGAGCCCCTGTGACGGGCACCAGGTCGCCGGAGAAGCCCGCGAACGCGGCAATGTCGATCCGCTCACTGGCGGCCAGCATCGCCACCGTGGCGGCGTAGCCCGAAACCTGGGCGATGTCGGGCGCTTCTGAGGCAACGAGGGTCGCGGCAGTTGAGACGGTGCCAGTCGCCGAGGCCTGATCGGGGCCTTCAGTGGCGGCGAGCGCCGCCGCCGTTTGGCTGACGACCGCGATGGCCGCCATGTCGGCAGGTTCGCTCGCCGCGAGCGTGGCGCTCGTCCGGATGTTGGCAGCCAGAGCCGCGCTGTCGGTGGCTTCGGTCGCGGCCAGAGCCGCCGAGGTCGGGGCGCCGGTGTTCTGGACAAAGGCTGCGGTGTCCGGCGCCTCGGTGGCTGCTAGGGCCGCAGATGTCGTGGTCTGGCCTGCGAGAGCCGCCGTGTCGCGCGCTTCCGTGGCCGCAAGGCTGGCGACGGTCTGGGCTGAAGCCGTGATCGCCGCGCCGTCCCGCGCCTCGCTTGCGCTGAGTGTGGCCTGGGTCGAAGTCTGGCCAGTGACGGCGGCTGTGTCGGTCGACTCGTTCGCGGACAGGCTGCCCGAGATAGCAGCACCGGCCGAGAAGCTGGCGGCATCCTGTGTTTCCGTGGCAGCCAGAGTGGCCGTCGTGGAAGTGGAGCCAGCGACCGCAACGGTGTCGGAAGCTTCCGTTGCCGCGAGGGCTGCCGTGCCTGTAACCTGACCGGAAGCCGCCGCGGTATCACTGGCTTCCGAAGCCGTCAGCGTTCCAGTGGTCGAGGCCGAACCAGTGGCGGCAGCGGTGTCCCGCGCCTCGGTTGCCGACAGGGATGCGGTCGTGCTGGTCGAGCCAGAGACTGCCGCGGTGTCGCGAGCCTCTGTGGATGTCAGCGTGCCGGTGATCGAGGCCGAACTAGCGAAGGACGCGGTGTCCGGGCTCTCGGCCGTCGCCAGAGCGCCGGTGATCCCCGTGTCGGCCGTCGTGACGGTCGGCGCCGCGGTCTTGTAGGCATGCCCCGCAGGCAGAAGCACTTGCTGGCCGTTGTTCCAGGCGTTGTAGCCCTGAAGCATCGCCAGTTCAGCCGGCGCAATGACGCCCGACCAGAGCACCATCTCGGCGACGGCGCCCTTGGGATAGTTGCCGCCTTGACCGGTGGACATCAGCCCGAGCCGGTCCATCGGCGTCACGCCGACGTTGGCGTTCGATGAGGATCCGCCATCCACCCCATTCACGACGGTCTTATAGGCCGTGGTGGAGGTCGGGACGCCATCGACGAGCAGCGGCACGCCCGTCGCGATGGTCGTCGTGCTTTCGTTGAAGCTGTACCAGTAGCCGACCTTGCCCGGCCCCGAAATGAAAGAAACCGGGATCACGCCGGACTTGTCGAAGGGATCCGACCCGCCCGGGACGATTAGCGAGACCGCACGGCTGTCCTTATCATCCGCATTCTCGCGCAGCAGGATCGACGCGCCCAAGACGGCGGTCGGATAGCCTTGGCCACTGGCGGTTCGCCAGCCGCCTGAGCCGGTTGTCTCAATGCCCACCGAACCCGAACCGAACGCTATCGCGTTGAAGGCGTGGCCCGACCCCTCGCGAACGAGCGTGCGGTTCTTGCCCGACCGGTCCACCCAAGTCGTGCCGACCGCGGTTCCGGATACGCCGGCATCAGCCCCAAGCGCGAGCGTCCCAGCGGGATCAACGAGCCTGTACCACCCCTCAAGGGCGACGCTGGTCAGATCGGTCGGCAGCCACTTCCGTGTTGCCATCAGATCGTTGGCTCAGCCATGCGTCAGGCTCCCGGCGAGCAGGGTGAGAGAGTGGTGTGGGTGGGGAGATCGTCAGGCGGTCAGAGCGTCGCCCAGAGCAGCCACTGCTGGCGGAGATAGTCGGTCGTCAGCCGAACGTCGGCCACTTGATCGCTGAAAACACCGTCAACGCGGTGACCACGTCGGCGGCGGCACCAATCTCGGCCTTCCCGAGGAGACGAGCCCCACGGATTGCCGCACCGGCCTGGAGATAGCCCTCGTATGCAGCCTTCACCGATCGAGCGACGCCGAGCACGTCCTTGGCCGGTTTACCGGTGTCGGGATCGATATCGACGCCGATGGTTGCCGCTAGCATCGGATAATCGGTGGGCTTCACCGTGCCTGTCGCCGCCAAGGCAGCCTGAGCTTGTGCGTAGGCCTCCTGATACTCCATCGCCTGGCCCGAGCCCGGGGTGATCAGCTTCAGGCGGATAGCCTCGGCTGCGTCGTCGATCTGGCGGTTGAGGCTGGACTTGAAGGCGCCAAGGTCAAGCAGATCGTCGGGCACCGGCTTCCCGAGCAGATCCTCCAGCGAAGTGTCGCCCGAGTACGGCACCGCGACGACGCCATCCCCGTAAGAAAAGGTCGGGGTGGTGTCGCCATCGGCATGGCTGGCGATCACGGTCAGCGCATCGCCGACCGTCTTGCAGTAGAGCTGCATGGTTCAGACCTCAGGCGATAAAGGCGTTGCTGTTGCCGACCGAGCCGACAGTCGGAGAGGCGTTTGCCGTACCGCCAGTAGCCGTCCCGCCGGTGCGGACGATGTTGGACCCGTTGGTCGCGAGGTAGCCGTAGGTCGCGTTGGCGCCCGACGTGTTGGTCGCGTCGATGGTCGACCCTTGGTTCGCGAAGTACCCGTTGGCGTTGCCGCCCGCGACCGACCCAATCGCTGAGATTGATGCGCTGTTGTCCGCGCGATAGCCGGCTCCGGCGTTGGTGTTGGAAAGAGCGGTCCCGGGCAGGATCACTGAGCCATTGTTGGCGGCGCCGACGCCATCGACGGCATTGCCGCGCGTGTAAGTCGTGCCGGTGCCGGCCGCGCCGCCAGTGACCGGCGCTTGGATCGACGCGGCGTTGGCGAGCACGCCGTCGCCCCCGTTGCTGCAGCCGATGATCGTGCCGCCGTTCAGGATAGAAATGACGCCGCCACCCTCGGAGGTCATGCCGTGCGATGCGCACCCGAGGCTGTAGCAGTTGCCAGAGATTGAGATGTAAGACGCGTAGGCGCAGACCCCCCGGGCCGCAGATCCGACGTTCCCGACCCGCGTGAATGCGATCCGACCCGCGGGCCAGAAGATGCCGTCACCCGACCCTGAGCCATCGGACGTGAACAGAATGTCCTGAAGATTGCCGAGCGTGCCGGTGCCCGTAAACTGCGCGCCGCTGGTGAGATAAATCTCGGTCGCGAACACATTGCGCAGGGCGGCGAGGTTCGTCGCCGTATCCGAGGAGCGGGCGGCCGGGCTGTTGCCGGAGATCGTGAGCGAAGATCCGGCCGGTGGCGATGCCTTCAGCGTCGCGCCCTGGATCGTGACCCTGGCTCCATCCGGATGCTGGAAGTAGATGCTCGCGGTGGTGACGAACTGCATCGCCGCGAGCTGAAACGTGACCGAGCCCGTGAGCGCGATCCGGTAGTTCGACAGCCACGCGAAGGCCGCGGTCAGGTTGGCGAAGTCGGGGTTGGTGCCGCCGACCGTCTTGGTGGTTGGGACGGTGATGTAGGTGGCACCGAGGAGATCGCTCGCGGCGGGGCCGCCGATGCGCCACGTGTTGGCGACGCGATCGTAGATGAAGTTGACGATGCGGTTGGGCTGCAGATCCCCGACAGCGAGAGCGGACCCATCCTGCCGCACGACAGTCAGCGGACCGAAGCCGTTGAGGTTCAGCGTGGGGGTGGTGGACGTGTTGGCGTAGGCCACCCGGATCCGGACGGAAACGAACGGGGAGAGCGCAACCGGCGCCGGGGATAGTGAAGCGACCAACGCGTTAACTGCGCCACCGTCCTCCGCATAGCGGGACGGGTCGATCATCGCCGCGATACCTTGCTCGACGTTCGCGAGTAGGCCGGGGATGTTGCCGTTGTCGGCCGCGTCGATCTTTGCGCGATTGACGATGAGCTGGCCCAGCACCGACGCCATAGACGTGCTCTGGCGCCACGCCTTGTTCATATCGGCCGAGGCAACGATGCCGGTCTGAACACCGGTGACCTGAACGGCAGAACCGCTCCAGTTCGCGTCGGTACGCACGTTGGCGCCCGAGCCTGTCGCCATGGGCACGAAGAAATTGGTGGGCATGCGGGTTCCCGTGCGCGAGCGACCGCACAGGCGTGAGCCCGAGCGGCGAGTGACGGTTCAGGGGTGAAGCAGGCTACTAGCTTGCGGTGAGGCTCAGGACGGTGGCGGGGCTCGCGCCGATTGCGCCGATGTCCGCACCAGAGACGTATGCGTTGTTGAGATCCGCACCGAAGAGAGGCGCACCGTTGACCGTGGTGATCGCAATCTCCGTGGCAGCGCCCATCGGGAACGGCGGCAGGAAGCCAGCCATTAGGATCGCGAGATCAACTTGCGGGGGGATCTTGCCCGCGAAGCCATAAACCCAGCGCATATCGAGATGCGTGACCGTGCTCGGCGGCGCTGCGGGGTCAATGACGGCAAAGCCTACGCCTTGGTCGGCGCCCGCATCTACGATATCGGCCTTGAAGTAGTTCGGGGCTGGAGCGCTCCCGCTCTGATCATCCAGGAACACGAAGGTGGCGGGGTCGTCGTAGTAGGTCTTCACTACGGCTAGAGCGCCGTCCACCGTCCCGTCCCAGCGATTGTACAGGACGCGGGCATAGAGCAGCTTGCGATAGTACGGGTCGGGCAGAAGCGAGGTACCATAGCTGACGCCGAACGGTCCCTGCGCGTAGCCCTCATCGGCGCCGGGATGAACGTCGGCAGAGAAGTAGATGTTCGTCAGCGGGATCGGGATGCCGCGGGTCTGGCCGACCCATTGCCCGGTGATGTCGAGCTGAGCGCCAACAGCAAGGTCAAGATCGAAGGCCGCGGGCAGAGAGGCAATGACCGCCTGCGCGTCGCAGTACGGGGCCACATTCGCCCGCACCGTCGCGACGAACCGAGCCTTTGTACTCTGCCACGGGGTGATCAGACCCGCGTAGTCATCGACCGTGCGCGTGGTCATGAAGGGTAGGTGATCGTGACATTCGCGAACGTGCCCACAGCCGCCTCATTGAAGGCGATGGGGACATCGGCCGCGACAAGCGGAGAGCCGGGGCGTGCAGCCGTCAGGCTGTTCGGGACGATCTCGAACGTGCTGGCGGTGGCCTGCCCTGTGAGATTGGCCGGGACATAGGCGGCCGATAGCTCGACGCTGTTGCCGATGCCGAGCGCCGTGGTCCAATCGGCAATCGCCTGTTTGATCTGCCCCTCGACGGCTTGCGTGTAGCCGGACCCGGGCTTGACGACCAAGCTGTAGGCAACCGGCACAAGCGTCGGCCGGTAGAAGGCGACGTTGCGAGTGATCCCGACGCTGTCGGTGATCGGCACGACAGTCGAGCCGTAGGTGCCGGCCGCACCCTTCTTACGCTGGATCAGCGTAGCGATGGCTGTAGCGTCGCCGCCCTCGACTACGAGGCTGATGGCATGCCCCGGCAGCCCGTTGGCATCCAAGCCGTTGCCATCGTTCTCGTAGGCCCGCATGCGGGTGACGCCCGACACGGCGAAAATGGCGCCTTGAAGTCCCTCAAGCAGCGTCTGAGACGGGAGCGCAACCGACAGGGCCTGTCTCTGCCGAAGCGCGCTGTCGCTCTCGACAGGCGCACCTGGGGCAGCAGCGTTCGGGTTCGTCACCGCCTGCCAGCCGCGCTGGATCGTGGCGATGGAGCCCTTGCCACTGGCCGTATCGACCGCGTTGGCAGAGAGGCCGATGGCGCCAAGCGTCTGACAGGTGCCGCTGACGAGGATCTGGCCTGATGCCGGGATGACAAAGTCGGGGAGAGCCCAACGGTATCCGGCCGCGTCGGTGATGACGCCGCCCGTGATCGCAGTGAAGGCCTGACCGACGTTGAGGAAGTCGCACGTCGAGTAGGTCGGGCTTTTGCGCCGGATGCCGTTGATTTTGACGACGGAGGAAAGGCCCACGCCCTGCGCGGTTGAGGGCGAGTAGGCGTTGTAGGCCGCCAGCGTCTCGCCGTTTGCGTCGTGGATGCCGTTGGCGAGAAGGGCCATGAACTGGCCGTCCTGCGACGAGGCGTCCAGCACCATGTCCTGACCGTAAATCGCCCGGTACGAGGCCTGCACGTAGCTGAGGCAATCCGCGAACGTCGGACGGACGCAGCCGACAGCCGTGATCTGGCAGACGGGGGTGGAGCCCATATTAGGGAAGCTCGTGTTTCATGGGTCGGGCTCTCGCAGCGGGGATCTGCGGGCGTCGGGATGAGGGTTAGTGCGCCTCCCAGGCGCTGCCGTTGCAGTACACGGGCGTCCGCACCGAGCCGCCGCCGGTCAGCGCGCCACGGTAGGTCGGCGTCGTCGCGTCCGTAACCACGGCCAGCTTGTCTTGGTTGGCAGTGTTGCAGGTCGGTAACGAAGTCACCGTGTACGGCGCCAGCTTCACCAGCCGGGACGCATCGATCACGTTGACCCCGCTGATCGCGTACCCTGTCGCGGTGTTGAACTGCCCGCTTGTGGTCACGAAACTGGACGAAAGCTGAAGGATCGGCTGGCCGCCGGAGACGACGCGGACGACGCCACCGCTAAAATCGATCCAGCTTGTCCCTGTGCTGGTCGCGCCATCGCCGGAGAACCACGACGGCGGGGTTGTTGCATCTGCATTGAGATAGATGCGCTGACCACCATTTAGCGCAATTGCGGTCTGATTAACCCCGAAGTTCGCGCCGGTGAAGTCGAGACCAACCTTCCAGCTACCGAGTCCTTGGTAGAGTGCATCGCTTGATACGGTCGAGAGAGGGTTCTGGACACGCACCCCGATCCACGGCGCAGTATAATTGCGAGCGTTGGTCGCTTGCCGGTTGTGATTGATCACGAGTCCGAGCGCTGCGACGCTCTGCTTGCCGTTGTCACCGAGCGCGTATTCCATCCCGTACAGGTTGGCGTCCGCGGTATTGGCTCCGACCGCGCCGCCGACCACCGTGGCCGAGTTGCGCCCAGTCCAGGAAGTAGCCTGATCCACGCTTGGGTGAGCAGTAACGCCGATTGTGGCGAACCAACCGTTATAATCTCCGTAGCCGACGTGCTGGCCGGATAGAAACTCATGAGCAACAAGGGTTCGTCCGCCACTATCCGTTGCGTAGGACTGCTGATAGCCGACCGCCGAGTTGAACGTGTAGTTTCCCTGCGAAAAAGCAGGTAGGAACGTGTAGGTGGTCGGCGCCCCGGTGTAGGCGCTTGATGCTCGGGATGAGGAGACAGCAAGCCCATCCAGCGCCGTCGGCAGGGCCGATTTGTCGAGCTTATCGTTAGCCATCCTAGCGAGCGTCCCAACCGTCGCGCCCGCGCTGGGCGTCACGGTCATTCCAGATACGTCGCCGGTAGAACTTGAGCCCTGGATCTGGATCGTATCCGGCTGAGAGGTGAACTTGCCGTTCTGGTAGGTGCCGAGAGTGGGTCCGGCAGGGATGGCAAGAGAGCCTGAACCATCCAGCCGAAGCACGGAGTTGGGCAACTGCGACGCAGACAGTCTGCCCGTTCCATCCAGAACGGCCAGCCCGTTAGGCCTGCCAACGGTTGAGAATGCGTCCTGAACTTTCTTGCCGAAGCAATTGAGGCTTTCGCCAGAGCCGGTATTGATACCCGACCCAAGATTTATCGACAGCGGAAAGCCGGTAAAGGGGCGGCATTCGCCTGCGGCGCGGGCCTCGATGGATCCGCAGATGGCAGAAGCAGCAAAGAGAACGGCAAGGTGGCCTTTTCTAATCATAGGCTAATCTCAGAAAGGTCCATTGAAGCAACCGTGCTATCTAGCACATCTTGCCTAATTGGCTGTGGCTGCCCAACTTGAAGAGACAGCGCATACGATTGACTGCGCGCCGAAAGATAAGCGCGCGAGTAAACGGTCTGGATCGCGGCCGACACGGTCAGGGCGCGGGTCTGGCGATCAAGCACACTGCTGTAGGCTTCGATCTCGACAACACCCGGGGTGTCGAGGATGCGAGCCTGTAGGGCGGGATCGCGGAGGCCTTCGGTGCGCTTGCCGAGCACTTCCTGCTCAAACGGCGTACCCTCCGAGCGATCCAGATACCACTGCTCCTGCCAAAGGTTCAGGCGGCTTTCGACGACCTGCCCGACCGCTTCCGGCACATCGCGCCAGATGGAGGCTTGATCACCACCAAAAACGGCATCGCCCTGCGCATCGACCTTCCTCACGCGCATCAGTCGTCTCCGAGCGAGGTCATGGCGGCCACGTCGATAGCGTCGTGAACCTCGGCGGCGATCTGAGCCTTGAGCGACGCGAGCATGGATGCGCTGGCGGCAGGCGTCACGAAACCGCTGATCGCCGACTGAATGGTTGAAGCTGACACGCCAGGAACCGGAGCAACGAGGCCCGAGACGGTGGACACCGCAGAGGCAAGCATCTGGATCGACTGCCCCTGTGACAGGGCATTGGCGCTCGCCGTGACTGGGGCGAGAATGCTGGCAGTCTGCCCCTGCACCCAAGCGGTTGCGTCAGCGACCGACATGCCGCCGCTGATGACATTCTGCACCACGCCCGGGAGTGCCGCCGTGATGCCGTTCAGAAGGCTGCCTGAAGCAACCGGACCAAGGACGTTCGCAGCAGACAGAGCGGACGGAGCCGCGCTCCCAAGCATGCTGAGCAGGCTGTCGTGCCCGGCGAGGGCGAAGAGACCAGCCTGCCCGTTCGTGAGGCCCACGAGGTTATCGCCGGCTGCCTGAAGACTTGATAGAGCGCTCGTTAACCCGGATGCCCCAGTGAGCGCCGAAATTAGCCCGCTGGCGCCCGAGCCGAGCGCAGCCTGCAGTTGGGTGGCCGCTTGACCCGCAAGGCCCTGTAGCCCCTGCGTAAGGCCCGCCACTGGGTTCTGTAGCACAGACGACAGATTACCGTCCGCCAGCACCTTCGACATCAAGCCTGAAACGTCCCCCCCCTGCAGCAGCTTAGCGAGCGGCAGGTTTTCGAACATCGCGCTCGCCACCTTCTTGTGGGGCGCGCCGTCGAGGAGCTGAAACAGGACAGTCGGAAGGGAGACGCCGCCGGCCACTAGCCCAAGCCGCAGTTATGGAGGAATTTTTTGGCGAGCTGCTGGATCGCGGTGCCGTCGATGGTGTGGGTCGTTGAGCCCTTCTGGCTCTGGATCGCCTTGCCGTTCACCTGATGAGCCGCTTCTTCCCGGATCGTGGTGATCGCCGTGTGGCTGATGTCGTGCAGAGACTTTTTGTCGTCGGTGCGGGTCTGGGTGGAGGTGGTGGAGACGCCCTTGAGCTTCCGCGGATCGGAGCGGATGCCCGGGATGTAGACCCCATCCGACAGCGAGTGCATCCGGGCATCAACCGCGCCCTGCTCTCCACCGTTTTGGTGCCACGCATCAATCGCGCGGTCCGCGACGAGGATGACGCCCTCGTCACCCTTCTTGTGCGGATGCGTGACTGTGATCCCGCCGCCGCCATGGTGATTGATCGGGACATCGGACAGCACCGGAAGCGCCGTCCGCTCTAGCGAGCCGTCCGCCTTGCGGCGGGTCAGCTTCGTCAGAGGCTGTAAGCTGATCGTGTGGCCGTCCGAGTCCTCGGTCGGTGTGACCGGGATCGCCGTGCGGATCCGAGATTGGATGTCGTCGGCGAGACTTTCCAGCACCTCGGTCGCATCATCAAAGCGGAAGCGCGGATCCATAGGCTACCTCTGCGCTCCGTCGCCAGGGACATCGTCGGGCAGCATCAGGTCGGGGCGAGACAACGGCTTCTCGCCGCTGGTGCAGACCAGTTCGGTCCACCAAGGATCGCCGCGACTGTCGCCGACGTGCCCGACCTGCCAGACCTTGTAGATGCCATCGGCCGCGATCCCGAGGATGCCGCCGTCCTTGAGCAATTCGTTGTTGGCGCTGCCCGCGATGGCTGGCGTGAACGCCGCTCGCTGAATGCTCGCTTCATCGATCTTGAGCTTCGTGCCCGGGTAGATGCGGGGGTTCAGGAGACAGCGGACGATGACGCCGTCCAGCGTCTGCTCAGGTAGACCGACCATGCCGGTGTCGCTGTTCATCACGACGATGCTGCCGGGCAGGGTCGTGTCGCGCTTGAGCACATGGAGCTTGTCGCCCCAAACATGCCACGTGGACCCAGTCGCCTCGCAGATCTCGCGCAGGAGATCATGGGTCATGCCCGAGAAGACGAAGTTGCGCGGAAACTTCTTGGAACCGAGGTCGTCGATCGTGCCCGGCCTGATCCCGTGCTCCTTCATCGATTTTACCGCGAGCTGCAGCCGATCGTTGAAGGTGTGCCCTTTCGCCACCGCCTCGTTGACGGTGGCGTAGTTCCGCCCGTTCTCGGACGAGGTCGCCAGAACGTGGACATAGGTGTCGGTGACGTTCTCGCGCCCGTTGCGGATCTGGATCGCTTGGCCCTGAAAAATCAGGCCTGGGTTCTCAATGTACCCGGCGTAGATCTCGACCTTGCCTTGCTCCTTGCGCATCCGCGCGATGGTCTCGGGCTTGAGGTTGTAGATGAAGAGGTTGACGTGATGCGGCGTACCGGCAAGCGCCTGATGGGTGTCAAACCGGATCCGGAAGCTCTCTCCGTCCACGGTGACGCCGTTCACCGTGACGCGGCAGGCCCGCAGGTACTGAAGCGTCATCGGATTAGGCGTCCGGCACGAAGAACAGGTGTGAGGTCACTCCAAGCCCGTCGAATGTCGGCACTTCACCAGCGCCGCGGTCGGTCGTGATGACAAAGCCGCCGCCAAACCCGAGGTAGCGGTACTGTGCCAGCAGATCGACGCCAGTCACGAGCGGGAGGCCGGCAACGAGCATCGCCCCGTTGGCGTCACCGATGTCTAGGATCCAGCAACTTTCTTGCGCGGTGTTGTAGGTCAGGCGCAGCTTATACCCGACCTCCCCGAGCCTCACGTCAAGGAGCTGCGCCTGGGACGGCACGAGCGCGATCTCGATTGCGGCCACGTCAGAAACCTGGGTTGCCAGCGCCGAAAACGTTGATGGGCGGTCCGGCCGGGGCCTCGCCCTGCTGCAGGATCTCGCCCGTCGTGCCGTCCTGTACGGTGATCTCGCCAATGTCGCCGGTGACGGTGGGCTGACTGAGCCCATCAAGCGCCTCACCGACCGCGCCGCCGAGGCCTAGATCACCATTGCCGGGGCTGATTGTGTTGAAGCCGCCGCCCCCTGCGCTGTAGTCGCCGGGGTTGTATGACCCAAGGAACGCCTGTGAGCCGACGCTGTTGGTCGGCACCTCACCGCGGTTCTGCACGTCACCGGTTGATGCCGGATCCGCCTGCTTGTCGTTGCTGCCGGGCGTTGCTGTGCTCGGCTGCTGTTGACCGCCTGTGCTCTGCGTCGAGGTTAGAACGACCTCTTGCAGCGCTACGATGACGATGGCAGCGTATTCGCTTTTCGGATCCGTCGTGAGGGCCAGGCCCCGGATCAACATGTTCCGGTAACGGCGCTTGCCGGTGTAGACCACAAACAGTCGCCGCGAGGCCTGTAATGCTCTCAGTCGATCATAGACTTGCCGCGAATAATATTCGTATCCTGCCGTCGAGTCTGACCAGCCGCACCGCATCTCGACTTCGGCCGGACGCTTGAAGGCGTGGTCCGTGATCGCAGCACCCTTCTCTACCGGGTGCTGCGTGATGATCAGCTCGTCCCGATGCGACTCCTCAAAAACCACATCGGGAATGATGTCATCAATCGACCGGTTCGAAGACCCGTAGAGCGCATCAGTGATCGCGCCGAACAAAGACATGCGGTTCGCTCGCGAGTTCTAGTTCCGTTCCCCTCGACGGAAGGCTGAGGCGGGGCCATCTCAAGAGCATGCGCGCTGCCCTTGCCTTGCTCGTCGTATCGCTGCCTCTCGCAGCCTCGGCCCAGACCGTGGCTCCAATTCCGATAAGCGACGTGGATGCCGCTTGCGGGCGGCTCAGTCCTCGTGAAGCGGTCGCTCCCTGCGTTCGGCAGGAGCAGGCAGCATACGAGTTCGTCCGCTCTCTCTGGCCTGCGCTTACCGACCGAGGCCGGGAGCGCTGCATTGCGGACGCCAGGGCCTTGCTCGGCACTGCGTCCTACTACAACGGCCTGGCATCCTACGTTCAGGGCCGTTTAGCGATTGAGCAGCAACAACGTGATGCCGTTGCCGCTCCGAGGTTCAGGCCATGAAGCCCGTTTTCGTCGCCACTGCCCTATGCGCGCTCTTCGCCGTCAGCGCTGAGGCCCAGTCGGTGGACCGCACGGCATTGGATGGTGAGGCTCGCCAGTTCAGTGCGCTCACCGCGATCAAATCGACGTGCCAGAATGCCAACGCGCCGCTAATCAATAGCGCCATTGACGCGATCGTTCAGAAGGCATGGCAGCGCTACGGCAAGCCGGAATTTGATGCGGTTCTGACGACCGAGATCCCGCGGCGCCGCGCCGAGGTCGATGCCACCGGCCCTGAGGACTGGTGCCGATATCAGCGCGGCTACCTCCGCGACCTCGGCCTGAAAGACGCCTTCGTCCGCTAACGGATCGCGGTCTGAGCGTTGCGCAGGGCAAGATCGTTCACCCGTCCTGCTGTCCGCTCGAACTGGGCTGCGTTGCTAGCCGGATCCCCGCCGTGGATGTGGACCGTGGTTGTCGGTTGCATCGTCACGGTTGCCCCACCGTTGTTAGTGGTGCTGGTGATCGACGATGCCCCCATGGGCTGGCCGGCGGTCAACTTCGCCACGTCTGTCGCGCCGGGATTGAAGCCGCCACCGAAGTCGGGAAGCGTAATCGGCTTCGCTGAGCCAACGGCACGATCCGCAGGGCTCATATTCCGAAACGCCTCGACGATCGTGCGTCCTTCGGTTTCCTGCTTGTGATCGTTGATCTCGCCGTGGCCAAAGACCTTGAGGCCGGGGTAGGCGCGCTGCAGACCAGACAGGAACGCCTTTGAGGCCTCGACCTGAGCTGGCGTGATGTCGCGATCATCCTTCGCGATCACCTCCATGCCCATGGTGTTGGAGTTGTCGAGGCCCGAGCCGTTCTGAGCCGGCCGGGTGTGCGCCCCCCTCGCGCCTTCAGGCAAGGTGCGAAAGATCTTGCCGTCCCGGTCCATCACGTACTGAACGCCGAGGCCGCGTTGGTTGAGCGTATCGACAACGCTTTCCGGTGTCCCGCGGCCTCCGGTATGGTGAACCACGAAGCCCTTCACGTCGTCGAGCTTGCCACCCTTGAAGGTAGAACGATCGCTGATGTCGGGCAGCCCCGTGGGGCCGGTTCCGGCGGTCTTAAAGCGTTCGGCCCACTCGTTCGCGTATTGCCCTCGAAGGATCGACTCGCCGGCCTTATCCGCAGGGCGCTCAAACTTGTACACACCCGCGGATGCAGCCTCGCCAGGGGTTTTGGCGCGCTGGATAGCAGCCCAGGCAGCTTTCTCATTGCCCTGGGTCATCTCCCAGTAGGCGGCTTCAAGTTGCTGCTGATGGGTGGCGGTATCAATGTCGATGCCGGTTCCCTTTAGGATGGCTGCTCGACGGTCGGGATGGTGCTGGAAAGCGCCGTGCGCCTTGCCGCCATCGCCAACGGCTCGCGGGTTGAAGTTGCTTTCGCCCTGCTCCATCCCGACCAAGCCAGACGCCTGCTCGTGCGTCAGACCCTTTGAACGCCAGAAATCGTAGGACTCCTTGGCCCCAGCGGCATTGGCACCCTTATCAGCGCGCCGCTTGCCGCCGCTCGCATCTGCCGGGTCCCCACCGAGCCACGTCGGCAGATTGCGCTGCGCCCACGAACGCTCTTTGGTCGGACCGCTGCCCCCGCCCCCGGCTCCGCTGCCAACGACTGCACCGCCCGGGCCGACGCCAGGGCCACCACCGACAGAAGCCTGCGCCGATCCGACCGCGCTACCACCGGCGTACTTCAGGAACTGCCACAGCGGGCTCTCGAAGTAGGTCAGCGCTTTCCAGAACGTCGAGTCCTGGATCCAGGCAATGACGCGCCAGACGCCTCTCATGCCGTCAGCGAGGTTATTCATCGCGTCGGCCCAGGCCTGGATGCGCTTAGCGCCCTCCTCGCCCGAGAACCCCTTGATGAACCCCTCAAGGCCGGTAGCCGCGCTCTGAGCAACCTCGCCGACCTTTGAGAAGAAGCCGTTCAGCGCCGGGGCGTTCTCGGTCATGAACCGAGAGATGGTCGCCGCCAGCCGATCCAGCATGGGCAGAAGCGAGACCAGCAGAGACTGCCCAGCTACGCTGACCTGCATGCCGATCCGGCGCAGGGCCTGCTGGAAATGCTCTGACTGCTTGGCCGCCTCCGCGCTGTTGAGCCCGACCGCCTTCAGCGAAGCTTCGTACTCCGCGCGGTAGTCCTTGATCTCCTTGCGGTAGCGGTTGAACGTCTCGAACTGGCTCTCGTCCAGTCCGAGCAATTCCGCCATCTGAGCGCCCGTGTAGTACGGGTGCTTGGTGGCGATCTTGTCAACGGCGTCGGACAGAACGTCGAGCGTATCGCGGGCCTTGCCGCCTTCCTGCGTCGCGACCCCAAGGCTGCGAACAAAGCCACCGATGCCCGGATTGGTCCGCATGGCGCGGGCGAAAGACTCGATCGCCGCGACCGCAGAGCCGCCGGTGCTGCCGACCTGCGCGAAGGCGTAGGACAGCCCCTTGATGTTGCTGACCGAAGCGCCAGTGCGCTGGCTCGTGAAATACAAGGTCTCGAACGATTGCGAGATCTTGACGATGGCAGCTGTGATGGCGAGACCGGCCGTGCCGGCGGCCAGCGTCATCGCGGTCATGCCGCGCACGAACGCCGCGCTATGGTCGGCCGAGTGCTTCGCGCCCTGCGCCTGCGCCTTGGTCTTCAGCTCCTCGGCGGCGACGACTTTCGCGGCGGTCTTGGCTGCCTCTAAGGCCTCACGCGCCTGGGCAGCCTCAATCTCCAGAGCATAGCGAACAGCAGCCTTGGCGCCGTCCCGCTTGGCCTTCTCAATCCGGGTCTCGGCGTCGCGTACAGCCTTCTCGAACTTGGCGTAGCTACCCTCAGCACGAGACCGAGAAGCGTCGTCGGCCTTAAAGCTGACGCTCGCGAAGAAATCGGCGATGCTGAAGCCAGCCACTTATTTGCCCCTTGCCGCGTCGTTCGCCCGCGCCCGGTTTTCCGCCTCGTAGGCCATCGCTTCGTTGATCTCGGCGATGTGCTCAATCGACAGGGGGCCGCTCAGCAGGTCGGGGTAGCGGTAATAGCCCAGGGGGATGGGAGCCAAGTAGAATTCCTCGCCATCCTGCATCCGGGCTAGATCAATATCTAGGCGGCGGCCGCGCTGCTCAGGCGTGCTGCCACCCCTTGAAAAAAAGGGCCGTAGTTGTCCTGCACGACCTCCTTCACAATCTCCAATTCGGACATCATGTCGAGGTCGAACATCTGCCCACCGGAACTGCGAAGCGGGGACCACTTGCCGCTGAACTCAGTCTGATTGACCTGAACGACGGCGAGGCATTGGTCTAGGATGTAGTTGGCGTTCTCGTCCGAGAGCGAGCCGATCGCAGCGATGAACTCAAGGCCAGCGGTCATGGCCGCTTCCTGCGCATCAGCCGGAATGGCCAGGCCAGCATCCTGCGCAGCCTTCACCCGCATGCTCGCGGAGATGGCGGACTGCATCGTCGGCAGGATCGGAGCCATGCGGCGCATGACGTGGAACTGGGTACGGGCCGGCATCATGCCGGAGCGGTACTGGCGCCCGTTGACGGTGAACTCAGCCATCGCGTTCGCCTCAGAGCACCAGCGACCCGTCGCCGAGCACCGCATCGACGTAGATGAAGTTCATCACCCACTCGTTGGTGTTGCCGTCCTCGGCGTAGGTGAGGTTCGGCACCTTCACGAATGCGCCAGCGCGGCACTGGTGGTCATCGCCCCAATAGGGGTTGCTGAGGGTCAGCGTGTTCCGACCAGTCTGCGAGCCCCCGACCGAACCGCCGGCCTTCTGCGCATTGCGCATGTTCATGAGCTTACGGTTGATCGGGCTGTTCTTCAGCAGACGGATGGTGACCCGTCCGGCACGAGACGCGCGAGCCGAATGCATGCCCGAGCCATCGGCGCCACCGAGCATAGCGGAGTCATCGTCGATCATCTCGATCGTGATGCCTTCCTTGGCGACACCGCCCTCGGACACGGTGAAGGCGCCACCAGGGCCAGTAATGGCGCACTGAACGTCGCTGAAACTATAAGCAATCGGATCCATAGCGAGACAGCCTCAGATCAGCGGTTGAGGAGACAGGAAATTGAAATCAGGTGGACTGCACCAGCCAAAGTCAGGCACACCTGGAAGGGCACCGACTTGCGGGCTGCGCGGTCGGCATCGCTCTGCGTCGAGACCGGCGGCGCAAAGATGTAGAAACCGGATGTGAGGGTATCGCCCTTACGCAGCGCGCCGACGTTCGGGCCGGTCCAGACACGGCCGCCCGCGACAAACCCGTTGCCGACCGCCACCTGACAAGCCGCCGTGATGACGGCCTTGATCTGGTTCATGCCGTCGTCGGTCTGCGGGATTTTGGTCGGCGACAGGTAGAGCAAGTTGTAAACGTCGGTCTGGATACGGTTCTGCAGCCAGTCGGCGCCGTGGCGCTCGTCGAAGTAGTCGCCGTTTGCCATCTTGCCGGCGAAGACGATGGCCGTGCCGTTGTTGACGTTGGTGAAAACGTTGTAATTCTTGCGCTGGAGCGTCGCGAACTGGCTCTCGGTGATGCTCTCAGCGACGACGCCAGGCTCACGCTTGTAGGCCAGGGTGATCGTGGTGTTCGACCCGGTGAAGTCCACCGTGGCAGCGCGTCCGAACAAGGACTGGGCCGCATACGGGTTGTTGCCCGAGAACTGGTAGTAGGTCCGGGCGAGGTTCAGGGTCTGAAGCTGGCTGCCGAGATCGGCCGACGTGGTGCTGTCCAGCGCGTTGGTGTTCTGAACCGTCACGCCGTAGATGCGCGACTGCGTGGTGCTCAGACCTTCGACGAAGGAAGCGGCGGCGACGTGATCGGCATCGGCCGGCGGCGTCGCAGTGGCGACCTGAACGGAGTACCAATCGCCGGAACGGTCAGCGAGCGCTGCGACGGCCGTGACAAGACTCTCGGGAGCCTGGCCGAGCACAGGCGCCGAGGCATCCACGCTGGTGAAGTGGAACAGGCCCGACACGTCGGTGCCGCTTGCCGGCGAGACCGCCGAACCATAGCTGACCGAAGAGGTTGGCCCGGTCGTGCCCGAGGTGACCGTGAAGCGCTTCTGAACCGAGTCCCACGTGACGAGCGCACCGGCCGAGACGGCTGACAGCGCAGTCTGTAGGATCTGGGCGACGCCGTTCAGGTTGAGCGCTCCAGAGAAGTTCAGGCCGGTCAGATCGCGCTGGACGCCATCGACCGAGATCCGCAGCGAGCCGGTCGTGATCGCCGTGAAGTTCGACAGGAGCTGCTGGGTGGGCGTGAGGACCGCACCGTGCAGGTTGCCCCGGGTCGCGGTCTGAGCCCAGCGGCCGATGTAGAGCTGCGCCGGCTGCGGATCCTGACTGAAGTGCAGGATGGCGGCCTTGGTCTCGGGGGCGCTGGTGCCGAAATCCTGCGTCACGCCGTCGAGCGACGTGTAGAGTCGGATGCGCTCGGCGACATCAATCACGCCGTGCGTCGAGCCGAGCACGAGACCGTTGCCGAACCCTCGGTAAAGCGCAGCGCTCGGCTGAAGCGAGACGGAGACGCGGACGAAGTCGGCGACGTTGAGGCCAGTAGCCATTGCTAGCCGCCGTAGACCGGCGTCCCTGGTAGGAGGATCAGAGGGGTTTGAGGGCCGTCAGGCGCCGCTGGGCGGGCTGGTGCGCAGCCGATTGGTCAGGATCACCGGCCCCTTGTCGGAGCCGCCTGCCGCGGTGATGCCGCCCGCCAGTTCACGGACGTTCCGGATCTCGTAGCGACGCTCAATCGCCTGCACGAAGCGCATCGGCAGATCGGCTCGGCGACGGTTGGCGCTGTTCACGATGTCGGGCACGCGCCGCACGGTATCGGCGGCAACGAAGTTCAGCCCGTCGCGCCGCATCGCCTCGCGGTTTTGGGGGATGTAGAGGGCATCGTGAGCGAGGCCGGCGTAGTGGTCGCTGTTCGGGCCGTAGAAGCTGGCGAGAACTGAGAGGCGGGCGGAGCGCCGCAGGATCGTGTAGCCGATGCCGTCCGGCACGTGGATTTGTGCGGGCGTGTCGTCGGGGTCGAAGTCTGTCACCTCAACGGCACACCAATCCTTGTCGGCGTTCGGGATTGTGGTGTCCGGCTTGCCGGTTAGCGGGCTGTTCGGTTGGGTGCGCGGCCTCACCATCGTAGGCGGCAAGCCCGTGATGCCGGCGATGATCGCCTGCAACTGCATGTCAAGTGCGAGATCAGCCGCGGGAGGCGGCGATGTCGGTGTGAGGTAGCCACCGCTGGCGCTGTCGTTCGCCATGCTGACTACCTACGCGGGAGGATTGGTGCCGATCAGCGTGCAGGCAGCCTGGCGGATGCCAACGCCACCCTCAGAGAAGTCGGAGACGGATCGGACCTCGTAGAGGCGACCGGACCACTGGATCACGTCGGCCGACCGGTTCTCGGAACCCGCTGACAGCGGCTGGCTCGTCACGACCATGATCGCGCCAGACACGCTCTGCCCTTCCAGCATGCGAGACAGGGCTTCACTCTGCGACGGGTCCACGGCTCCGGTGAACGAAAGGCCGCTGGGCAGCCCGTGCCCTACCCCGTCATCGCCCTGCTCAACGGCGGTCTGAACCAGCGTGAGATTGTCGTTGCGGAAGAACGGAAGCTGCGGGACGAAGGCGACGAGGGCGGCGAGCTGCATCGGGCTACTTCTTCTCGACGCGGTAGGTGACGGCCTGCTGAAGCTGCAGGGTGTCTTTCAGCGGGTCTGTGCTGCTGTTCCCGCGCTTCTGCCGTGCGGCGATTGTGCGGGGCGCCAGAGCCTTGAACGGGCCGCTGTCGATCCTGGCCTTCACGGCGTCGCGCCCGACCGCGCCGACCGCTTCCAGCCCCTGTAGAACGGGGCCTGAGCCTGAAGCGGTGGTCTTTAGAGCAGCCACGTCCTTGAGGGCGGCCACAGCAGCCTGCTTCAGCACACCGACTGCCGCCGGCTGGGCGTCGCGCAGGCCTGGCGCTAGGAACGGTCGGGCCGGAATGTTCAGATCCGGCGCACCAGTCTCCATCACGTAGCCGATGACGGCATTCGACGGAGCGCCAGGCTCGCGCCGAGCTGGGCCATCAGCCGGGATGCCGATCATCACGCGGTCGCGAGACATCGCGAGAACGGCTCGGGCCACCAGCGACATGCCGGGGCCGAGGATCTTGAGAGCCACCTACTGATACCAGCCGAAGCCTGGGATCATGCCCGGCACTGCCACAGGCGCGCTAGCAACCGCCACGGGCGGCTTGTTGCGCCGGAGTAGTTGCAGGTAGCGCCGGCCGTAGTCGGTCGCTGAGAGGCCGTTGGTGGCAGCGTACTGCTGCGCGTTGGCGAAGGACTCGCCGGACGCGAACGACACGCTCACCGGGCCGACGCTGACGCTGCTGAGCGGACCGCCAGTCGTGTAGGTCGATCCGTCTGGGAGCGTCAGGTTCTGCGCGCCGGTGAACTCAACCGCGAACAGGTGGGCGGCATAGGCCAGCATCGCCGGCTTCTGATCCGCCGGGATCCACGTCTCATCGACCGCCCCCGTGGCCTCGCCGAGCAGGAGCGCGAGAAGTTCATCGCTCCGGCCGACGAGGTTCGGGTAGCGGGCTTTGAACTCCGCTACGGTGGGAGGCGTGAGGGCCATGGCTTAGGCGCTCACGACCTTCTTGGCCTCGGCCACGAGCTTGTCGTGACCCCAGCGGCCATCGGCTTGCACGCCCTTGCTAGCGAGGAGCGCACGAAGCTCCTCATCCTGCATGGTGTCGAGCGAAGCGGACACGTCCTTGGAGCTGTCGCCCTCGAACGCAAACCAGCCGGTCTTGCGCGCAACGGCGATCTCTTCGGCGGTCATGTCGAGGTCGAGCGTCTGGCTCGGCATCAGCATGACAGGGCCATCCTTGGTATTCACACCGCGGGGGCCAGGAGCGAGATTGGTAGCCTTAATCATCGGTCTCGCTCCTTAGATGCCGTCAACGTAGGACATGGCGAAGGGCAGGCGGATCTCCGCGCCGCCTGTCCGCATGATGCCCGCGACTTCCCAGGTCATGCTGGTCTTCTGGAAGGGCGGGAGGAACTGGTGGGGCATCGGAAGGTGGAAGCGCAGCACGTCGGGCGCGCGGCGATAGGCGACCATGCGCTTGGTGTTGCTGGCGCCGGCCGTCTCCAGCGCGCGGAAGCCGCGGATGGTGAGCGGCTGGCCGGTGCGCTGCGTGTAGACGTTGTTGTTCTGCAGGAACGACAGGATGGTGGTGTCGGTCCCGACAGCGCGCGGCGTCGAGGCGATGTAGTTGTAGCGCGAGGTCGGCAGCAGGACCGTGTCGGCCTCTTCCGTCTCGATCGTGGTGCTGATGATGCCGCTCAGCGCGTTGTTGAAGTCGGCCTGGATCTGATCCGAGGTCTTGGTCGTCCAGGTCGTGGTAGCGCCGGTGCCGGTCGCCGGAGCGGTCGTCGCGGGGACGGTCGGATCGTTCAGAACGCCGGTCCAGCCCTTCTCGGAGGTGACGCCATCGCTCTTGCCGGTGAAGCACGAGTTCCACAGGAACTGCTCTGCGATGCGGCGGGCGGCGTTGGCCTTGTCGTTGCCGAGGTCACGACCCTCAAGGGCGGCGACCTGGATCTCCTCAAGGCTCCACTCGTAGCCGATACCGGCCAGCTCGTAGCCCTTGACGTACTGGCTCATGGTCACGCTGGCGTAGGGCACGTCCTGCGCCATGCCGCTCAGGAACTCGGCCTTACCGGCGGAGTCCATCGAGCGGAACAGGGTACCACGCGACCACTCGTTGCCCTCGGTCACGACCGGAACGAGCGAAGCGTAATCGAACGACGGGTATTTGATCTGATAGATCGTCTGTTCGATATTGTAGAACTGCGGAATGACGAAGCCCATAGCCTGCTGGGCGTCACGGATCACGATACCCATAGGTTGGGCTCCTCTCTTACTGGTTTAGGTTCAGATGCTTAGCTGCGGCGGACGCGCAGCCGCGCGAGACCGGCGCCGGAGGTGGTCGTGTCGAACACGGCCGGGATCGCGGTATTGCTGGTCGCGGTCTTCATCAGAGCGCCAGCGGCAGTGACGTAGGCGGGATCACCGTCGTTGACGGCCTCACCGGTCAGCACCCAGATCTCGCCCTCGTTGATGAGGCCGACGCTGGCGTACTGCGGGAAGGTGTCGGCGGCCGCGCCGCCCGCGACCACGCCGGCCAGCGGCTGAAGCGCGAGGTCCGCCATGGTGATGCCGAGGAAGGTGCCTGCGGTCGGCGTGGCAGTGATGCCGTGATCGCCAACGCCGCGGAAAGCGGCCTTGCCGAAGCCGATGCCAGCGCTGTCCTCGATGGACCGGCTGATGCGGTTGTAGGTCTCGCCGTTCGCAACCATGCCGGGGTAGCCGACAGGATACGACAGACCGTAGGTGGGCTGAAGGTTGTTGACGGCCACGAGCGTGGTCCTTTCGGTCTAGGGGTTGCGGATAGGCAGCCGATTAGGCCGCCTTGCCCTTCCACGCGTTCGCGAGGTCTTCCTTGCGCTTGGCGTGCGGGTCGGCATCGGCAGCGAAGGTCGGGGCGGCCACGACGGCGCGCCGGAAGGCGTCCGGACGCTTGGTAGCCTCGTCGGCGTACATGTCGAAGCGAGCCTCGACGTAGTCGTCCGACTTGCCCTGAACGGCCGCATCGCCGAGACGGGCGGTGACGACGGAGCGGCGGATCTCGGACACCGAAACGCCATCGGTCTTCACGTCGGCGACGATGGCCTTGGCCTTGCCGATCACGTCGGCGCGGGCGGTCGCGAGAGCGTCGAGCTTGGCGTCGTCGATCTGATTGGCCTTCAGCTTCTCGATCTCGGCATCCTTGGTCGCGATCTCGGTATCCTTGAGCTTCAGAACGTCGGCATGCGCCGCGTCCTTGGCTCGGATCGCCTCGACATGCGAAGCCTTGGCGTCGTTGAGCGCCGTGTCCTTGGCCAGAGCATCGGCGATAGCGGTGCCAAGCTGGCGCTGCAGGCCGGCAACGGCGATCACGGCGGCATCGGAGAGTTCGACGGAGTGGCCGTCGATGGTAAGCGTCTTCATCGAGACCTTCCTGTCTTGATGTGTGATGCGCGGGTCGTCTCCACCGGGCTCGCGCGAGGCACCGGAGGGATCTGAGGGCCAGCTATCGCCGATGCGGCACTGGGCTCCGGCCCGGCCTCGCGCGACGATCGCAACATGATCGGCGACGATGCCGACCTGCTTGGCTTGATAAGGGGTGCCGTCAGGGGCGACGCCGTCTTCCCAGACAAGTTCGCAGCGATAGCCGGCGGACAGCTCGCACTTGCCATCACGAACGGCCTTGACGGCGTCCGCGTCCTTAACCTTCAGGCCAATGCGCAGGAACTCGCCGTCTCGAAGGACTTCGGTGCCGGTAGTGCCGCGCGCGACCTGGCGCCAGTTCTTGGCGGTGACGCCAGCCGGCGGGTGGTCGAGCGTGACGGGGATCTGCGCGAAGGAATGCAGCGAGTCGTGCGAGAAAACCTCGGTCTCGGCGCGGTAGACGTTGACCACACCGAGATCGGGGCGCTCAAGCTCGCGGCCCATGTACTGCTGCACGCCGGTGCGAACGGTGCGCGCGAAGGCGTCAAGATAGCCGGCATCGCTAACTCGGACATCGCCGAGCGAGACCGTATCGGTCGCGTAGAACATGCGAAGTCCTAGAGGCTAAGGCCGAACTCGCCGGCTACAGCGCGCAGGCCAGCAAGGCGGGCGCGGTTCGGGTCGGGCCGGATCGGTTGAGCCGCTGTGGTGACGACCGGCCTGGCAACGCAACGACAGTTGTGCGCCTCGCCAGGATGGCCGCCGTCAGGGGGGCGGGACCACGAGAACACCTGATCCTGCCGAGCCCAGTGCGAGGGGCGGGCCTTCGGATAGAGGCCGCCAGGGCGCCCACGGACCCGCTCATCCTGCCGGGTCCACCACGTATACTGCGTGATGCCGGCCTGCTGTTGCCGGAACTGGTTCATCACCGCGTTCAGCGTCTCGGTCTCGGCGACTGCGACGCGCTCGGCAGCTTTGCGAGCCCGCGCTACTGCCTCGATCATGGCAGCGGCCTTGTCCTTGGCCGATGAGCCCTTCGTGATCAGGTCGATCAGTCCGGCCTCAATCCGGTTGGCAACGTCGTCGGCCAAGCCCCGGATGTGCGTGGTCAGCTTCTGCGTGACGAGGGCGAGAACGCCTTGAACGTCTCCAGCTTGCACGAGCACGGAGATGTCTACACCGAGCGCCGTCTTGACCGCCTGCACCCATCGAGCATCGAACCACGATGCGACCTTGCTCACCCAACCTCGGATCGCGACGGTCGCCCGGCCCAACCGAGACTGCTGCGAGGCGCGGAAAGCCCGCATCCCGCCGTCGAGACCAATGTCGTCCTGCGTGATGCCCGATTGCGCCGCATTAGCGAGCCGTAGAAGCCCGGCACGCTCGTTTGCGCCACCATCCACCACTTCGACGATGATGCGCCTCAGCGCCTCTCTATCGGCGCGCCGTGAGGCGATCGGCGTCAGCGTGGTTTTCGCTCGACGGTGCCCGGCTTTGCGAGCCAGGGCGCCGAGGTCATACTTACCGGACATGGACGATCCGGACAGCGCCCGTTGCGCCGGTGGCATCGTGCGCGGCGTTCTCGCTCAGATAGCGCGTGGCCTTCTGGAGCCCGGGGTAGGGCAACACTTCGTCGAGCGGGTGACGCTGCTCAACGAACTGCTCGAACGCCTCGTGGGTCTGGTTCTCGGCTTCCTCGCGCGAGACCTGCTCGTGCTCGGGCTTGCCCTTGTTAAAGTCGCGCCGCGCGGCTGAAACCTCGCGGTCGGTGACCTCAGAGCGGGTTTCGCCATGCGTAGCCCAGGCCTGCCGGCTGACGGTCTCGGCGTGGGCCTTGGCGTCAGCTGAGTTGGCGTAGACCGCGTGGACGGTCACACCGCCATCGTGCTTGCCCTCAGCCACAACGTGCAGGCCGGAGCCATCGGACTGGCCTTGGACCTCAGTGCTACGGGTCTGCGCGTAGGGCTGCTGGAACTGAGCCAGAGTGCGCTGCGCGTGGACGGCGCCGCTGTAGGTGTCCGGATGCCCGTGCGAGGCTAGGTCGTAGTCGCGATCCAGCTTGGCGTGCTGCTTTTCCAGAACACCGATCTGGTGCTTGGTCGCCTGCGCCTTGTCCTTGTGGATACCGTGAACGACGACGTTGCCCGTACCGGGGTGGTAGCTGGCGACGACGTGTGCGGGCGTGCCCGAACCAAACTGACCGGTCTGATTGCGCGGGTGGTCCGCTTCGGTGAAGCTGTCGAGCGCTAGGGCCGCGTCGTTGGATCGGGCCGATAGCAGCAGCGGTTGCGTCTGAGCCGCGTTGCCGTTGGCCGCTGCGAGAAGGGCCGCGACCGAACCCATCTGTGGAGGCTCGGTCGGCTCATCGTCGCCTGGGGCATCCGCCCCAGCCGGGTCAATGTCGCCCGACTCCACGCGAGCATCATAGTCGTCGTAAGCGGCATCAATGCCGGGATAGGTGCCGTCTTCCTGAAGCTGGTTGCGCACCGCGACGGTAATGACCTCGTCGGGCACCACGTTGGTGGTGACGTAGATCTGCGTCGCCTGGGCCTTCTTGAGCGCGATGTCGGCTTTCTGGGCCTCGCTCATTTGCCAGAGCGGGTTCCAGTTGTAGTGGACTTCCGGCGGCCGGTTTCCGAGCGCCGAGCGGATGATCATCTCATCGCCGCGCTCTAGCTCCGGGCCGAGGTCGGTGTGCTGCTCGGCGGCCAGGCGGTCGTAATAGTTCGTCGTGTCGCTGTCACCGGTGGACTGCATGCCCGAGGGCGAGTCGTTCAGCAGGCGCGTGACCGGGATGTCGGCCGCGCCGGCGGCGACCTTGAGATACAGCTGCAGGATCGGCGGAAAGCCGCCGAAGTCGATCTGCCGGGTCTCCCACTGCTCCGCGCTCTCGGGCGTCCCACCCTCCAGCAGCAGCACGTTGTGCGCGCTCTTGAGCAACGCCGCCTGCGCGAACCGGTTGGTGATCCGAGATGTGCCCTCAGCAGTCGCCAGGATCTGCGACAGGCCGGGGACCGAGATGATGTCGGTCTTGGCCTCGTTGAACAGCGTTGCAACCTGCGCCAGCGAGACACCAGCCTGCTTCAGCGCGTCGTCAACGACCTGCAGCTCGCTATCGCCCCAACGCTCGGCGCCGGCCAGAAACCGCGGGATCGGGCGGCCGATAAACCGGATGACCCGGGATGGATGGATGTTGATGCCGGCCTTGTTGCCTGCAGCGAGGCTGTAGTAGCTGGGCTCGCCGAAGTAGGGCGACAACGGGTCCAGGATCAGATCCTGAGCCGCCAGCTCCCACCGGGTCATCACGTGCAGGTAGGTGACGTCGTCCTTGCCGACACGCTCCGGCACCAGCTCCTGAGACAGGTCGGTGTCGTTGGTGCCGATGTAGATGCCGGCGCCGCCGTAGAGCCGAGCCCACTGCTTGGCGAGCTTGACCTTCGATTGCATCTTGAGGCGCTTTTCGGTCGCCTCGATCAGTTCGATCTGGTCTTCCTGGGCCTGCCACGACCGCCATGCGCGGGTCATGTCGGCCGCAGGGATGTCGATGACCTTGCGCGGCAACCAGGACGAGCGATAGGCAGCCGTAAGCTGCTCCGGCCCGATGAAGTTGAAGGCGAAGCGGGCTGCTGTGCCCTTGTCCTTGCTGGTGCCGAGCCCCGTGATGAGGTTGGCGAGGCGATCCATCATCCACATGATGGAGGCTCAGAACCCTGCGAGGTTGTAGGTTGACCGCTGAGACAGCATGAGATCGGTCATTGCCCACACCATCGCGTCTAGTCGGTCGGGTGAGCCTTCGCCAAGGAAGCCGTCGCCGGCCATCTGGCACATCTGGTCTTCCAGATCGGACAAGCCGCGCACGTGGCTGACGTTGCCTTGCTCGTAGAGCGCCGCGATCGGCTCGGCTCGGACCGACTTGCCGCGCGATGCCGTGACTTCGGAGTAGGCGACCCGCGGATCAGCCGCTCGGATCACCGCCTCGACCATAGCCCCGCCAAAATTGCGCTCGGCTACGATCCGGTCGGCTTTGAACTCATGGTAGGCGGCGACAGCGCGAGAGCCCCACCCCGCAGGGGAGAGCTTGCATGTCCGGTCAGCCAGCACATAGCCTCGACCGTCCACGCCCTTGCCGGCAACGATGATGCCGATGCTGTCGCCGCTGTCTTCCGTGCCGCGTGTGCCCGAGGGATCAATCGCGACTACGATCCGCTGCATCTGCGGGAGATCAATGGGCGCTACCGCTGCATCAATCATCGCCCGGGTCCACAACGCGCCGGGCACGTCGTCTAGGATCTCGGCTTCAAGCTCCTGCCGACCGAGCCGCGTCCCAGCGTAGCGAGCCTGCAATTGGGCCAGGGCGCTCGGCGCGAGGTTGGCCGCGTTGTCCATCGTCCGACCGCGCGTCAGCCGTGTGCGGGCATCCTGCGCGATCCTACGCACCAACGGCACGGGCTTCGGAGTGGTGGTCACCACCGCCTGCGGGTTTTGCCCGAGGCGGAGGCCGAATAGCATCTGGTCCCAGGCGTCGGGCTTCGTCCAGGCCGCAAGCTCGTCGCACCAAGCTCGGTGGTGCTGTGGTCCGCGAAGCCGGTCAGGCTCATCAGCCGAGAACAGCTTGTAGCGCGTTCCGTTGACGAGGATCAGTTCCCCGAGGGAACGGTTCCAGGTCTCAATGAACTCACGCGGGATGACGCTTAGAAGCCCGCTGTCGCCCTCGATGCAGGTGTCTCGGGCGTCGGCATAGGTCGGGGCGATCACGGCGACGCGCATGCTCGGGCGGCTGATCCCGAACCAGGCAGCGTCCTCCGCGCCAGTGCGGGTCTTGCCCCAACCACGTCCGGCAAGGATCAGCCACGTTGACCAGTCCCCATCCGGGGTGACCTGATCGGGCCTCGCCTTCCTGCGCCATTCCGCCTGGGCCAGCAGCACCACCTTTTCAGGCGGGGCCAGTTCCTCCCAGAGCGCGGGCGAAAGCTGCGAAAGAAGCCCCTGTGCCGAGTTGAACATTGGCGTTCAGATCCACGGCTTGCGTGGCCTTGCCGAAGCCGCGGTCCAGCAGTTCCTTGATCGCCGCGACGCGAGCCTGTTCGCTCTGAGCGCTCAATGCGAGGCGTGCGAGTTCGGCGACCACTTCCGGGGCGTGCTGCTGAGCAAGCGCCTTGATGTCGGCGGTTGCCTTGTTCGGCGTGCCCTTCTGCCGGCCACCGGTTTTCTGACCGGCTGCCATCTATCTGCCTCTAATGTAGAAAATCAGGACGCCTTAGCGCTCTTGCTCGCCGTATCGCTGCCCTTGGCCGACTTGTCGTCCACCGGGGCATCGTCAGACAGACTGTGTGCGACTACGCCCATAGCGGCGTTCATGTCGGCGATCTTGGCCAGCGAGCCTTCCAGCGTGCCGACGACGACCATGGCGCTGTTGGGAATGCCAGAGGCGCGGAGCTTCGAAAGCTGAGCGTAGGCGTCACCGGTCGCGGCGGCCATGGCGGTGCTGTGCTCGACGAGCTTGGCGTGGGGCATGGGAGGCTCCTGAAAGGGTGGGCTACAGCGCGTCGATCTCTGCGGTGAGGGCCGACAGCCCCCGGTTGATCGCGCGGTTGAGTTCGAGTTGGCGGCTGGTGTGCAGCCTAGCCCAGTGTGCCTCAATGCCTGCAGCGATGTGTGCGCGAGGCTTGGTGGACTGGGTGTGCTGGGCGAGAGCCTGACCGTTTGATGCCAGGGTGGGCTGCTTGCCGGCCTGAGGGGATGTGAGGCGAAGGACGGGGCTGGGCGGGTCGATGTCGTACATCAGGCTGCTTTCGGAGCGGGCTTGATGCCGTACATGAGGTAGGCGAAGATCTCATCGGCGGCGGCCATGACGATGGCTCGCGATGCACCGGCCGGCAGTTCTGCCTTCGCCAATTCGTATGCGCGAGCACGCGCTTCGATCTCAGCGACCGTGGGCTTTGACTCGGTGACGGTGACGCCGCTCATCACAGGAACCCGCCAAGGCTGAAGTGGCGTCGTGGTCGGCAGAACAGCGCGGCCAACGATCATCGCGGCTTCCCGAATTGAGTGAGCAGCACGAGGGCGCCGATCAGAGCGAGGCAGCCGAGCATGAACATCGCTGGGCTCGCATCAGAACCCCGCGCCCGCAGGCTCCTCGAACGCAATCGGCTCGCCGGCGAGGACGCTCGACTCGACCAGATCCATCTGCACGTTGACGCCAAGCACGCGAAGGCGCTCGACGAGGCGGGTGATCTCACGAAGACGGGAGATGGTTTCGTCCAGGGCGGCAGTGTCGGCTTTGAAGCCAAGACTGACGAGGAAGCTTTCGGCGACGTTCTGAGCCATCACACCCGCTCCGCGCTGTCGTCCAGATCCGCCAGCTTGATCCCGGGGATCTCGACCTCTCCGTCCTCTAGCTCGTCCCAGTCTTCAGGGAGGAGGCTGACTTGGTCGAAGAGGAGATCGTCGGGGGTCACTGCGGGGCGTGCCCGAACTCTGTCACGTAACCGGCCTTCCAATCGCCTAGGAAGACGGCCTGGGCCTGTTCGACCGTAATCAGGCCCTTGCGCAGCTTGGAGCACAAACGGTCCTCCAGGGCGTCCTTATCGTGAAATGTCCACGGGCCGTCCGACGCCTCAACCCAGAGGTTGGTGATGTCGTTGGCGCCGCCGGCACAGAGCGGGACGCGATGGTCAATCTCGAAGGGCGCCTGATGGCTTGTGCCCGGGATCGTATCGTGCGGGCCGGTCATGCCGTAGCGGCGATACACGGCCAGCTTCTCGGCGCCGGAGACGTTGCGGACCGTGGCGGTGTTCACGCCTACGATCTCTTCCCGATTGATCGTCCTCACCGCTCCCGGCGTCAGAACCGGATCCGGCTCTGTACCATCGCTGTCGGCCGCTAGAGCAGGGCCAGAGAGCCCTGCCACGAGGGCGAGCGCGATGGGGAGGCGCATGAAGGGCTACCGGGCATGCGAAAGCGCCCGAGCGTTCAACGCGTCAGGGCGAAGCCTTCAGGATTTAGGGTGCAACAATTACGCTGCCTCGGCCAGCCCTGCTTCGGGCTTCCAAGGCGATCCAAGAGGGGCCAGACTGCGCGAAGCTGTCGCCGCGAACTCGAACCAAGCGTTGGCCGCTGATTATGGGCCAGCGCCCGACAATGTCAAGCCTTTTAGGCAGCCTCGACCTGATTTTCATCCAATTCGACAATCGTCCGGCGACCAAAAATGTCCACCGAGACCCTGAGACGGCCCGTTCTCTCGTCGATTGCCTCCACGTTACCGTTGAACGAGGCCAGCGCCCCGTCCTTCACCCGAACGACGCCGCCGATCTCATAGATCAAGCCGAGCGCATTCTCATCATCACCCCCGACACCCGTGATACAGTCCGCGAAGTTCTGCAGATCCTCGGCGCTGATCGTCATGTGACCGCCGCCCGGACGCTGGACGACACCGGAGCGACCATAGCCGGTCAGGTCATCATAGACGCCGGGATGGCTCTCGACGTGGCGCAGCTCCTGCCAGTCTCGAACACCGACGAAGATCAGCCGCCGCAAGACCGGGATCAGCGCCAGCCGCACCTTGCCAATGTCGGACACCAGCCGGATGGCCTCGCGGGCCTCGAACACGGGCGTGCCGGTGGCGGTGATCTGCTCGGCAGCCTTGGTCGCCCACCGCGGAAGCGTCCGGATCACGTACCATGTCCGGCCAGGATCGACATCAAATCGATCCTGGCGCTCCCTGGCGGCCATGTAAGCTCCGGCCCGGACCGACTGCATGTTGACGGCGACAGACCGCTTGATGGCCTTCTTTCGCTGTTTATCGCGGGCTCGTTCGCGACGGAGGGCTCGGCGCTGCTTGTTGGTCATCGCTTGCTGCCCTTCGCGGTGTCTTCCCAATCGGACATGTCGCCGACGCGATGGTCGATGAAGCCGAAGGCGTGGGTGTCGTGGCGCTTCTCGTTCAGGCGGGGACAGATGAACTCCGTCCGCCGATAGGCGCCCATGCTCCACGAGCGCTTTTCAGCCTTGCGGATTGGGCGGCCGCTGGGGTGCTTGCCCTTCACGATGAGGCCCCCGTATCGTCTGTTTCGTGAAGCCAAGGTTGGTTGTAGAGGCGGCGGCTCAGGTCCGGTGCTTCCACGACTTCATCGCCGCGACAGGACCGCGATGTCGCTAAACGCTCGCACTCTCGGACGCACCACTTGTTCAGGCGCTCGCCGGGCTCGGTCGGCTTGGCGCAGCCGCCTTCGTAAGTGCCGGGGTCAGCGGGCGCTTGGCCCAGTTCGTCGTCAGCCAGATAGGCATAATTGTCGGGGTCATCGCTGAAGCTAATACTTGGGCGATTATTGATGCCCCATGCTTTGCTGCAACGAGCATCGCAGACGACTACGCCGGGCTGGCCGAAGTAGATGATCCGACGAGAGATTGGGGTACGCTCACTCACGCCACATCCTCCTTCTTGATTTCACCTTCCCGCTTGGGGTCAGGAGCATCGGCAGAGCCGACCGGGCCCTCGCAAGTCGAGCCTAAGGTCTCGACCCTACGGGCTTCGGTCTCTTGCGCGGTGCGAGCCTTGATCCGATCAGTCATTGCCTGAAGCTCTTTGCTGCGAACACGATTGCTTCGGCGCTGTCCGTACCAAAACTCAAACCAACCGTTCGCATACATCAGTTTAAACGGAGGCGGCGTTGTAGCAGCACGCCGATATGCCGTCAGATAGTCCCTGGCGATATCATCCACGGTCGGCTTCTTGGCCGCGCGAGGGATGGAAGCGGCTTTGCCGGCAAGACCCGTAGGGGCTTGATCCGAAGGACGACAGCCCGGTCCGTCAGGACGCGCTAAATCACTCACGCCACATTCTCCCTTTGTTGACTTTCACCTTCCCGCTTGGCTCTGCGGGCTTCTAGTTCGGAGAGGTATCCAGGCGGGTATCTGTCGATGAGCGGCCGAGCATCGCGGGCGTCGTGCTTCTCAGGCGCGGTGGACTGGATTACCGCTTCCAGCAATTCCTTCGTTGACTTGGCTGGCCCTATCGGCGCGGCGACCTTCGGTCGAACCGGTTCGGCGTAGCCAGCCTTCGCCTCAAGCAGGATGCGAAGCTCACGCTCCTCCATCCGCATCTCGCACCACTTCTCAGTGGCCGCCTTCGCCAGTTCAGGGGCTTGGGGCGGGAACGCCGTGTTGGCCCACTTAAACTGCGCCTTGTTCCACGCCCGGCAGGCGCGGCTCACCGCCTCAAACGGGAGGTGGTCAACGGCATCCACGAAGTTGGCCAGCGCGCAGGCGAACGTGTCCTTGTCCAGGTTGCGGAGCTGAGAGAACCCGAACGCGAACCCGTGCAGCTTGTCCTCAATCGCCGAGCGGTCACCGGGTTGGAGGGCATCCAGCACGATCTCTCGCCGGCCTTCCAGCCACGCCCGCTCCTCAGCCGACGGCGCGGCGAGTGGGGAAATCATGTACCGTCCCGGCGCCGTCTCGGTCAGGCCACGGTTCATCGCGTCGAGCCGCTGGCGTGCCACGGCCGGCATCGGCGGGATCATGACGTTGGCCGGTCGGGAAGGGCTGGAGGTCCAGGTCGAAGGAAGGTTCACGGCTACGCTCCATCTGACGGGCGGCGGCTTTCTCGTGGGCTAGGGCAGTGAGGCCAGAGACGCGCTGACCGGGCGGTGGGCCGCGAGGCGTCGGGCTGCTGCGCTTCGGCCAGAGGTCGTCGAAGCGGTCGTTGTTGAGGAAAGTCGTCGGGTGGAGGACGTACCGGATGTCGTCATCGGCGACCCCTGACTCGACCATCCGATGAACGCCGGCCATGACCGTTTCGAAGGCGACGCGGTCAGCTCGGCGAAGCCGATTGAAGGCGACCAGGCACTTCTTCCGGTCAGTTTTCCGGGGGTAGGCCGCCCAGAACGTGTCGAACCCGTCCTCCGGCCAAGCAAATCGACGGGGCTTGCTCGGCAAGGGGGCCGTAGCTTCCGAAGGAAGCGAAGGGGTTATCTTATCCGGGTAGTTTATAGGGGGTGTGGGGGACTTTTTGTTTTCCCGAACCTCACCATCCTCACGCTGCATAACGGCGTTAGCTTGGTTATCGCATGAGATAACGCCGTTAGATGCGTTATCGCGAACATGGCGATCATACCAAGCTTTCTGACGTGCACGGTTGCTCTCTCGCCGCTTCTCACGGCGAGCCTCATCAGCAGCAGCCTGCTCAGCCTCGGCAGCCTCAGCGACCGCTAGGATCGTGTCCGCGTCGATGCCTTTAGCCAGCAGGACGCGCAGCATGCTTGTGGGAAGGCTCATGAGCCGCGCTGCTCCTCAATGAATTGCTCAAGGGAGCGCCGGAACGCGGACCAGCTTGTCACCCGCTTGGCGAAGCCTTCCAGCCAGTCCAAGTCGAGGTCGTACTGATAGGCCTCTTCCATGAGGTCGAGGGCGTCCTGCTCCCGCAGGTAGCGCAGGCGGTTCCGCAGAATGCCGCGCACATAGTACAGGCGCCGCATGTGCGGCTTGTCCTCGTCAGAGCGACGGACGGCCGCTACGCGAGGAATGTAGTTGAATGCCTTCTCCAGGCTGTCGGGCGTCGGCGCACCATCGTCACCGCGCTCGCAGTATGAGGCCCAGGACGCAGCCATGGCCTCCATCAGTTCCTCGGCGGTGAAACGCCGAAGCCACTTGCGGATCTGGTCTTTGCCGTAATCGCTGACACCCCAGGTGGAGGCGTGAGTGGCCTCCCAGCGCTTGGCCAGGATTTCGATGACTGTGTCGCCTTCGTTAGCGACCTGCTGGTGCCACTCGGAGAGCATTTCGAGCTGCACGCGCCGCTCGTTAATCGCCTCGACCTGCCCGCGCTGCTTCTCCAGGATGTGACGCTCGTCGAGCCGACGGGCGCCCTTGCCGCGGTTGCAGGCCTCGCACGCCGTGACGAGGTTCATGATGGCGTTCGTGCCACCGTTAGCTACCGGGTCTATGTGATCGCACTCAAGGATCACCTCGGGGGCCTTCTGACCGCAGTACTGGCAGGTGAAGCTGTCGCGCTTGAAAACCTCAAAGCGCACCGACTTCGGAACAGGAGTACGCTCACCCATAGCGGTCTACGCCTCCCTGTTGGCTTGTTGAGCGGCGTCAATGACTTCGCGCATGACTTTGTAGGTGTATGGTGCGCTGGCGCCACGGGCTGGACGGAGTCCAACTTCGCGTAGGCAGGCGACTTCGATCTCGGCCCAGCGTTCGATCAGGGCCGCCCATTCGGGGCCGCAAAGCACCATCTCGTGCAGACGGCGCCGCCACTCGGGGACGACCTCCAGCAGCCGAAGGCATCGCAGCAGGTCGGCCGGGTCATGAGGATAGTCGCGACGCTTCTGCGGAACGTCCATCATCACGGACCACATGGTCTTGGAGGACAGACCCGTGTCGTCGCCGAGGATCCAAGCGCAGGCGCGCTTCTCGACCTCTCTCATGACCGCTTCCCCTTCAGGACTTCGCTCACGCGGCCTTGATTGCAGCCGCACTTCTTGGCGATTTCAGCCTGAGACAGGCCTGGATACCGGGCGGCATACCAACGGATGTCGGCCGCAAGCTCGTCAGACATCGGGGTCGAGCGAGCAGGCGCACGCTGCGACGGACGACGCCGAAGCTCGTCAGCGAGCCCAGCAAGCTCCGGAAGCCCACGCTCAGCGGCTAGATCACGGAGGCGATCGGCTATCTCGGGGATCCTCATAACCGGCGCCCTTCATCCGCAGCAGTCAGGCGCTTGCCGGCATCAGCGGCAAGGATCTTGGCCTGCATGCGGGGCGGCAGCGCAGACAGGATCTGCAGTGCCTTCTGGCTGCGCTCAGGGCTGAAGGGATCTCCGAGAGCTACGCGAGCCTCATAGGCCTGCGCGAAGGCCGCCAGCACGTCACTGAGGCGACGGCAGGCCGTACCGATGGTGACGATGCCAGAGGTGCCGCGGGCGAAGCAGGGATGATTGGCCATGGTCATGCCGCGTCTCCGAAGAGATCCGGCAGAGAAACGGAAACCGGGCTAGGGGCTGCCGAGCGGGTGACGCCAAGACAGTCGTGCTCGTCCTCGTGCCCGCCAAGCTGGGAAAGGCGCTGCTGGACGGCCTCAACGTAGCCAGGCTCACGCTCGATCAACGTCACGCGGTAGCCGTGATCCAAAGCGGCCTGTCCCGTCGCGCCGCTTCCAGCGAAGGGGTCCAGCACGTGGCCGCCCTTCGGCGTTGTGACGCGAATAAGCTGTTCCATCACATCGACCGGCTTCTCGGTCGGATGGATCTGAGTGCCGCGCCCCACCCGCTTGGACGTGATGACGTTGCCGACGTTGGCAGCGTGGAACACCGGGGCACGATGAGTGAGGTGCAACACCATCTCGTGCTGGGGCCGGAAGCCGGTGCCGCACCCGAAGTGGCCCTTGTTCCAACATATGATGTTGCGCAGGCGCCAACCGGCACTCTCTAGGGCAGGCGCCAGCATCGGCACCATTCGCCAGTCGCAGAACATCATCAAATGGCCGGACGGCTTCACGACCCGCAACGCTTCGACGGCAACCGAGCGCAGCAGAAAGACGAGCCCCGCCGTCGTCATGTTGTCGCCGCCGAACCACTTGAAGCGGCCCGCGCGCATCGTCTCTGACCGAAGGCCCTGGTGGGTTGCCCGACCCTTGCCGGCCTCAGTCACGCCGCCGCTGCAGTAGGGCGGGTCGCAAATGAGGGCGTCGAAGGTGTCATCACCGAAGGCACCCATGATCTCCAAGCAGTCGCCCTGGAAAAGCTGGCCGCCGTCGCGGAGAACGATCTGGTCGCTCATGCCTTCCTCCGCACGATCAAGCTGTCGTTGGAGGGGAGACGCCAATCCGCGAGGGCTTTCCGCATGTCCTCGACAGAGCGGACGATGCGAACGCTGAAGCCGGCATCCATGAGCCGATCGTGGAGCGCGTGCTGCTCGTGCGAAACGCGGCCGTTCGGGGCCTTCACCTCGGCGAACCAGGCCGAGGGACCGTTCGGGCCGGGTCCGTAGATGGCGAGGTCCGGCCAGCCCTTGATGGCGCCCTGAGCCTTCTCCTTAGCGCCCTGGACCTTCGAGCGCGGGCGGTTGGCCGAATGCTGGACGACGAAGCCACGCGGCAGCGAGGCTCGCAGATAAGAGAGCACCGACCGATGGATCGGGCCTTCGACATCGCGAGCAGCACGCTTGCGCCGGGCCGACTGGGTCTGGCTTGCTATCGATGCCGTAGGCATAGGGCCTCGTGCCGTGAGAGAGGTCAGAAGGGGGTGGGCGTGACCAAGAGCGGGGCGTAGGCCGCAGCGCGCTCGACAAAGGCCGTGTAGCGAAGGGCTCGGGCGCGCATGGCGACCACCGGGCAAAGCCGCTGGACGGTGCGGACATCGACGCCGACGATCGCCGCGATCCGCGAGGGGGCGATGCCCTCCTCACTCAGGTTGCAGATGCGGCGAACATCTTGGTTCGTGAGATGACCCTGTGCGTTCGGCATCAGTCGTCACCGAGCCAGGGAGCGATGAGCAACGCGAGGCGGTCGGCTCGCAGCATTACCCACCGGGCGAACCGCGTCCGCGTCCTGTAGGCCCAGGGCCGCTTCGCAGGCGGCAAGGCGCTGTAATAGTGTCTGTCTGGCATCGTGGGCCTTCCCGATGGCGTCGGTGTCACGAGCGGCTCGCTCGCGAAGTTGGTCCATAGTGTCGGCGTCGATCCGGCGGGCCTCGCCGTACCAAAGCCGCTTACCGAGGCTGGTGGGGATGCCGGCCCGGCGCGCCGCGCGGTTGATCGCGGACTTCATGCTTTCGCCAGGCACCCCCGGCTCGGCGAGCTGCCGAAGCAGCGCTGCGGCTTCAACGAGGGCTGCCATCGGCCGACGCTTTTCCGAGATCTGAGAACGATTTTCCGACACCTACGAAGCCTCCTGCTGTCGAATGATCCTCGACAGCGAGAGCGGAGGTCTGGAGGTGGCACGGATACGAAGCACTGATGGAAACAAGAGCGCGCCGTCCTGGCAGGACTACATCGATGCGCTCAAGGTCGAGGGGCAGAGGTACAGACCGGCAAGTCTGACCAAAGCCCTGGAAGAACGTGATCGCGCGGCCGGCAAGCCGAACGATCCCGCAAAACAGGTGAAGTGATGCCGAGGGGATCATTTAAGAACCCTCGGCCACTCAGCGGCCCAAAGACGTTCTGCCATCTCAACCGGGCATTCCGTCACCTCGATATTCAGGCGATCAATGACCGACTGAACTCGGCGTACCCCGTAAAGGACAGTCGTATGGTCACGATCCCCGATGCGCCGGGAAATCTGCGGGAAGCTCAGACCGGTGAACTTCTTCGCGAGCCAGAACACAATCTGACGGGCCTTGACCGTGTTGGCCTGCCGTCGCGCGGAGAGGATGTCAGCCTGCCGGATCCAAGACACGCCCGACACCAAAGCAAGAAGCCGACGCATCGGGAACGCGCTTGGCTCCTCAAAGTCCTGCGGGCGCAAGGCCTTCGGCGGGATGAAGCCCTTGTCATCTACCTGCGGCTGCGACCACGGCTTGCGAGCGGGCGCTTTCACCGTAGGACGGACCAACGCAATGTTGACGAGCGGCGTCTTCGGGCGGCCATTGCTGCGCAAGGCGGGCGGCAGCTCAAAGGCATGGTGAGAAGCCATGTTTCAGGACTCCTGACGGCGTTGAAGAAGACGCTCGTTGCCGATGAAGTCGGCCAGCGTGCCGGCGAAAGCTTCGGCATCGTCCAAGCTCTTCCGACTGGTCTCCCAGGACCGGGCGCCACGCCGCCGGAAGGCGAAGTAGACGTGTCCGTGAGCGACGGTGGCCTTCAGAGTGCCGGCCGAGATCTCAATCTCGGCGAAGGGGCTTGGGACGCTCATCGCGGCGATCCCGAATGGCCGTGATTAGTCGCCGAGGCGGTGGCGCCCCTCTCCAGAGCCACCATCGCCCCGGCTTCTTGCGCCGGAGCACAACTCCGGACGCTACCGGCCGCCAGGGGCCGGATCTGATTGGCGAGGGCCGGCATCAAGCGGACTCCCTCGCATGCGTGGCGCGCGGCGCGCACACGAGGGCGACGTAATGCTCGGCAAGTTCGTCCCGAGCGTCGTCAGCCTCAGCGGCCTCCGGCTTGGCGCGCAGCTTCCGCAGGCGCTTCGTCGCCGACTTCACAGCGTTGATGTGCTTGGTGATCTCGGCCTTGGTCTCGCCGGTCATGCCCTCGCGAGCATCGGCCAGCAGATCGCGCTTCGACGCCTGAAGCGTCTCGATCTGCCCATCCAGCTCGTCGAGGGCTTCGATCAGGCTGCGAGCTTGCCCGTCGCTGAGGGCAGGCATCAGAACACCACCGAAGCGACGAGGGCGATGGAAGCCAGGCCGCCGGCGGCGACCGTCCCGGCGATGCCGCGCGGCTGCGGACCAGTGCAGTACTCGTTGTCCGGAGCCTCAGCGCAAAGAGTGCCAAAGACGTGGACGCCACAAGCCATGATGACGATGATGAGCGCGGTCATGCGGCTGCTCCCTGCTGATGAGAGGCGGTCGCAATGACAGGCGCAAAGTCAGCGGGGCTCAGGGCCAGCTTCTTCGCTTCGGCGTATTCAAGCAGTTTGCCGACGTGCCAATGCGGGATGACCCCGCCAGTCCCCTGCTTCGCCCGCGGCCGAGTCCAGCTATGAACTCTGGTGCGATGCACGCCCGCGATCTCAGCCACCTTGGAGGGGCCGCCGAGCGCTCGAATGATGGACGATGCAGGTTCCATGCATTCGATGTAGCGCATATCGCTACGACATGGAAGGGGGGCGTTGCGAATTTAGAAACCGACGATTGTCGCGCAAAACGCTACGCGACTGTCATGTTCGACGAATGGGTCAAATCCGCCATTGAGTTTGGCGACATCTCGCAAGCAGAACTTAGCCGGCGCCTGTCTGCGAAGCTCGGCCGCTCGATCGACCGTGCCGCTGTGAATAAGCTGTTGAATGGCAAGCGCGCGCTGGCAGCCGACGAGATGATCGCCACGGCCGAGATGACCGGCTTCCCGATCCCTGTCGAGGATATCGCTGGCCTTCGTAAAGTGCCGAAGCTGTCGTTTGTTAGCGCCGGTCGCCTAGAGCCGAGCCGCTCCATAAATGCGAGCGAAATTGAGGGTTGGGTCACGGCGTCAGAGCTGCCGGCTGGCGATTGGTTCGCCCTCGACGTGTCTGGGGACAGCATGAACCGAGTCGCCCCGAACGGCTCGACGATACTTGTCAACCGTTCGGACACTGACCTACGCGACGGCGCGTTTTACGTGTTCGCCGAGGAGGACGGGGACGGCTCAACCTTCAAGCGCTACTTCTCTGACCCGGAGCGATTAGAGCCTTACAGCTACACGCCTGACCAGCGGACGATCTTCTTGGATCAACCAGCGCGGGTGGTCGGCCGTGTCCGAATGGCTTTTTCCCTCCTAGACGATATCGTGCAGCAGGACGGCAGCAGAAGAAAGTAGCGCAGATCGCTACATAAGGATTGACAGGGTGTAGCGGCAATCGCTACAACGGTTTCATCGCCAGACGCGATGGAGACCCGCCGTGTCCCAGATCCTCTTCGACCCCGCCACCATCACAGTCGGCCTGACGGTCCTCGGCATCATCGGCACGCTCTGGGCCGCTGGTAACGCCAAGTTCGGCGGGGAGGCTTAGGCCGTGCCCGCTTTCGTCAACATTGCAGGTGCGCGGTTCGGTAAGCTTGCGGTCGTTACCCGGCACTCCGTCAACGGGACGGGCACCGTAAGGTGGTTGTGCGTATGCGACTGCGGCGCTGAGCGTGTTGTAAGTGGAGACAGCTTGCGGCGCGGGGTTACGACCTCATGCGGCTGCTTACAGCGCGAGTTAGCCGCTGCGAAAAAGCGGACTCACGGGCTTCATGGCACGCCAGAGTACAAGGCGTGGGATCATATAAAAGACCGGTGCTTCAACCCCGGATGCGACTCTTACAAAGATTATGGGGCTCGCGGCATCATGATGTGCCCTGAGTGGCGCAAGAGCTTTGATGCTTTTCTTGCACACGTTGGCCCTCGGCCTTCGGCGGCTCACTCGATAGATCGCATAAATAACAACGGCCATTACGAGCCAGGGAATTGCCGCTGGGCGACTGCGGCACAGCAGGTCAGAAATCGCCGTAACAATCGCATTGTCCGATACAATGGTCGAATTATGACTGTTGCAGATGCTGCTGATCTCTGCGGCCTGAATAGAGGCTCCGTCTACTCCCGTATTTCTAGGGGGATGAAGCCACAAGATGCTTTCAACCATGTCCTTGATTGGAGCAATCGCCATGCGTCATAAATTGTCATGGATTTCCGCTCTTCGTGACATCAAGGACGACCGCGCTGTTCGCAGCCCCGTCCGCTTCGAGCCGATCCGCAAGGTCAGCACGACCAACGCTCTCGGCGCCTGGCGCGGCAACTCTGGCCAGCGCTACGTCGTCCAGTGCATCCCGCTTGAGATCGCCATCGCTGCTGATCTCCGCGATTGCGTCGCCATCGCCTGCAGCCTCGATGAGAACCGCGTCCCGCACATCGTGGACGTGGCCTGCGTGCCCCGGCTGTTCGCTACCGGGTGGATCATTGAGGCGCTGGCTGCCGGAGCGGTCGAACTGCACCTATTCGATTTGGCCCTAGTCGCTGGGTCCGGTGCTGAGGTCGTCAACGATCTTCGTCAGGAGGATCGGCTGTGATCTCGGACTCCGATATCAATAAGTGCTGCGACTTATCTGGTCATGAGTTCGGAAGGCTTACCGTCCAGTCTTTTGCCGGCCGTAACAAGCACCGGCGCGCACTTTGGGCTTGTAGGTGTTCATGCGGCGCTGAGGTCACCGTTCCCGCAGTGACCCTTTTGAAGGGGCACTCCCGTTCCTGCGGTTGCCTGAAAAGCGATGGGTACCGCGATCGGTTCACTAAACACGCTGCAAACCGTGTCGGTAAGCGGACGCCTGAGTACAACGTCCGCGCTGCTATTATTCAGCGTTGCGAAAATCCAAATACGCGAAACTATGCGGATTACGGCGGTCGCGGCGTAAAGATCTGCGCTGAATGGCGATCTGACTTCGCAGCTTTTATCCGCGATATGGGGCCACGCCCATCGCCAAAGCATATGATTGAGCGTCGCAACAACGACGGCAACTATGAACCGGGCAACTGTTGCTGGGCCACTCGTGCCGAGCAGAACCGGAATACACGACATAATCGATTTCTTGAAGTGAAGGGGACGCGCATGACGATCACAGATGCTGCGCGCATTCATGGAATTGCTCTCTCTACGCTTCGGAAGCGTCTGAGCAAGGGCGTGCCCGCAGAACATGCTCTGGGCCTGCAGGATCTCGGCGGCTGCGGCCCTGAGGTCGTCTCCGATCTGACGGCGGAGGCCTGACGATGCCCCCCAAGCTCACCACCGAAGCCGACATCCGCATTGGCGCCCGTGTCCGTGCTGCTCGTGAAGCTGCTCGGATGACCCAGAGCGATCTGGCCCGCATTCTCGGCGTCTCGTTTCAGCAGGTCCAGAAATACGAGCGGGGCCGTAATAGGCTCTGCGTCAGCCGGCTTCAGGTCATCGCCAACCATTTCGGGTTGACGGTCTCTGATCTGTACGACGATCCGGCCCCGGCCTTCGAGATGCGCCCGCTCACCGTGCGCGAAGCTGAAGAGGCTCTGCGGGCTGCTGCCGAGGCTTATGCCGATGCCGTGCGCCGGGCCGCCGCCCAGCCGATCGCTCTGGCCGAGGCCGCCTGATTATGACCGCGGCTTGCACAGACGTTGCCGGGCGCCGGTTCGGAAAACTTCAGGCGCTCGAACTCACTCACAAAAGCGGTCACAGGGCATGGCTATGCGTCTGCGATTGCGGCGGCCAGAAAGTTGTCGGTCAATACGAATTGCGCTCGGGGATCAGCACCTCGTGCGGATGTGAATTCGCCAAGCCGGGCACAAAGCATGGCTTGTCAAAGACGCCGGAATATCGCGCCTGGATAAATATCCGTGGCCGGTGCGAAAACGAGAATACGCCCTATTGGCCGATCTACGGCGGTCGAGGCATTCGGGTCTGCGAGCGGTGGCGCGCATCCTTCGACGCTTTTCTATCCGACATGGGTCCCCGCCCATCGTCTGATCACAGCATCGACCGGATCAACGTCAACGGGAACTACGAGCCTAGCAACTGTCGCTGGGCAACCCGAAAGCAGCAGCTTCGCAATCAGAGGCGGAACCACATCGTTGAGGTGGATGGCAAGCGCTGCACCCTGGTCGAAGCCGTCGAAGAGCGCGGCCTGAAATACAACACGGTTCTCTACCGCATCATTCGCGGCGCTTCCGCAAAGGAGGCGCTGACATGAGCAGGCAAGAGTTCAGCAAAAAGATCCAACGAGATGCATTCGTCCGCGCTGATGGACGCTGCGAAGCGTGCGGAGCAAAGCTGACGACAGGTAAATTCGCGTATGACCATGTGAACCCAGATGGCTTAACTGGTCGTCCTACGCTCGATAATTGTCAGGTTTTATGCACAGCGTGTCATAAAGCGAAAACGGCCGTTGATGTGAAGCACATCGCCCAGGCCAAGCGTCGGGCCGACAAGCAGATGGGGATCAAGGATCCGCATCGCCGGCCCCTCCAGGGTGCCGGGTTCGCCAAGGCCGCTCCTCAACGCAAGGCCAGTCGCCCGCTGACGAAGTGGTTCGGCGACGCCTTCCCGACCCGAAACTAACGGATCGCACCTGTGGACGATCTCGTCGCAGCAACCAATCCCGAGCCGGAAGATCTCCCGGGCTTTGACCTCGACGATGCTGCTGTTCTCGCCTGCATCGCGCTCATCATCGCCGGTCTCCTTGGGCTGACCGGCGTCATCACGACCATGATTGTAGGAGGCTGACCGTGTCCGACGCTATCACCCGAGCCTTCAAGCGCCTTGACCGTGCGCAGAGCGCGGTTCTGGATCTCGCCGTTTCGATCGGCAATGGCGCTACCGCCGGCGATTTCAACGGCGAGGGCGTGGACGCCCAGATCCGCACGGCGCTCCGGGCCATGCACGAAGCTCGGCATGACGCCGACGTAGCTCTCTGCACCTTCATGCGCGGAGAGCCCTATCAGCCGCGCCCGACGCAATCGGCGCAGGGCGTCGAGATGCAGGCCCGTGTCGCCCGCAATGAGCGGCAGACCCGCGGCATCCCGACTGGCTATCCCGCTACTGTCTCCCCGGGAGCGCTGGCATGACCGCATTCCGCATCGAGCCCACCTGGTCCGACTACTACGCCGTGTTCCATGGCGATCGGAAGGTGGCGATCCTCTTCCCCGGCCGTCTCGCGATCGAGTGGCCTGAAGGCGTGCCCTTCAGCCCGGCTCAGCCCTGGACGCTGATGCCGGATCCCGAAGCCTTCCCTGACGCCGCCTGCACGGGGCTCCCGCGCCCACTGAGCCCCAGCGGCAACCGGTTCGACAGCTTCGCCGCCGTGGAGCGGTTCCTGGGCCTCCAAACAGTTTGCGAGGCAGCATGACCGCCGCCCTCGCCACCATCGGCGACAACAGTCGCACACCGGCCCAGGCCGATGCCATCATGGCGGTCAACGAGATCGCTGCGTTCCTCGACGGCTGCCCGGTGATCCAGGCTGCCGAGGATGCCGACAAGGGCGCTCGCGTCTTGAAGGCTGCCAAGGCTGCAGCGGCTGGCATGAAGACGGAGCGCACCGCCCGGCTCGCCCCGCTGAACGAGCAGGTCGCCGAGATCCGTTCGGGCTATGCCGGATCGGAGAGTACGCTGGAGACGCTGAGCAAGCGCCTGGCAGCCTTGCTGACGGCCTTCACGGTCGCGGAGCAGGAACGGCGCGCTCGTGAGGCTGAGGCCGCTCGGCAGGCTGCTGAGGCGGCAGAGCGTGCTGCCCGTGAGGCTGAGGCCCGCGAGCAGGCGGCGCTGGACGATGCCGCGGCCGGTGTCGTTGGGGCCGGCGTCGCTGTCGCCACCGTCCAGGCCGACGAAGCCTTCGCCGAGCACCGTCGCGCATCTCGGTTCGCCAGGATTGCAGACAAGAACGTCGGTGTGAAGCTTGGGGCCGGCGACGGAACCCGCGCCCTGTCCCTGCGGACGCAAGAGGTGATCACGGTCACCGACCCAGCCGCCCTTCTCGCGGCTACCGGCCTCACAGAACCGCTGCACGACGCCATGCGGACCGCCGCCCGGGCGCACCGGAAGGCCACGGGCGAACTGCCGCCCGGCGTCACCGTCACACTCGACAGGAGGCTCTGATGCCTCGCGCTAAAGGACAGATCTACCGATCGGCCTTGGATAGGTTGTTTGACCGGATCGCTTTCGAGCCAAACAGCGGCTGTTGGCTCTGGGAAGGATGCCTGTCCGCTGGCACCTACGGCT